ATCATTTGCGTCTCCTCTTCTGTTTTATCCCAGCTTCGTTAAGTGCGATAGCTATGGCTTGCTTTCTATTTTTAACCTTTTTCTTAGATTTTCCAATATTTAATTTACCTTTTTTAAATTCACGCATAACTTTACCGACTTTCTTTTGTTTTTTGTCGGTTGTTTTTGGTAATTGTTGTCTAGAAATTACCATTAAATTAATCTATTTTCTACTTGTCTCAACACTTCTTTATCAAAGCCTGTTAAATCAACTCCTGCGTTTGCTAAGAAACCTTTTGCAATACCGTCGCCGTTATAATCTGCAAACTCAATATCTTTAATAAATATTCTACGTCCAGTTGTGTCTAGTGAGTGCACCACAGGTATTTTATCTATCTTAACTGCTATTGGACTATCTTGAACCATTATAAATTTACCGTCTTCTTTAACGTAGTGACTACCCGCTACCGTTACACCTTTGTAATTATGTATTTCATCAGAAGCTTTAAATTGGAATACACCAGTAACTTCTCCACCTTTAGTTTGATCGCCAAGCTTAATATCTTTTATTTTCTTTTCTGTGCCGTCATGCATTTTAACTAACGTGTCAGGGTCAAAACAGAAACCTCCTCCTGTTTTACCTTTTGATGCTCTATCTCGATCAGCTTTACTTGCTTTTCGTCCAACGTCTCTATCTTTTGATTTATCCTTTGTTTGTTTAACAGGTCCAACAGAATACACATCTCCCGTAGGAGTCATCTTCGTAGTTGTGTTTGTTTTGTTATAATCAGATACTTTTTTATCTAATGCTTTCTTAGCATCGTCGAGCGCTTTTTGACGGGAAGCTTCTGTAGAAGCATCTATTCTTGCTTGTCTAGCTTTAGCCATTTCAACCTCTTTTGCTGCTGCAGCATTTGCTGCCGCTATCTCTGCCGCTATCTCTGCTTCTTTTTTCGCTTTTTGTTCTTCTCTGTACTTAGTAAAAGGATCAGTGACTTTATCAAAAATACTTGTACCTAAGGCGGCTAATGCACTAAATAGACTAGGTACTCCAGGAACTTCATCACCTGGTTTTATTCCTGTTTTAACAAACGGGTTAACCTTATCGTAAACTAATTTTCCGTCTACAAACTTGATAGAAGTTTGATTTAAAGGATTACTAAAACTAAGTGGGTTGTCTGATGGTCTAAAGCCTTCCATCCTGTCCTCTGGTCCTTTACTTCCCTTCTCTCTAAGTTGAGCCTCTAAGTTAGCGAGTCCAGCACTAGTTGCAGTGCCTCCTGTTTGCTCTGCTTGAAACTGTGCAAAGTCTGCAAACTCTGGCATAGCTAGTATTTCACCAACTGTAAAACCAGCAAGAGCATATTGATTAGCTATTGGATTAAAAGCAGATAAGTCTGCTAGTGTTGTTTGTGAACCAAAAGGGACTCCTGGTATTTTAGGCATGAAGTCAACTGGTGGTTGTGGCATTAGTTGTGGTCCCGAAACTGGTGGCATATTAATATTCATAGGAGACTCAGGTCTAAAACCAGGAGATGTTCTAAAGCCTCCCTCCATGGTGTCCGCACCAGGTGTAAATGGAAGACCTCCATATAGTTGTTGAATAATTAAAGGTAGACCAACTTGTGCTTGTGGCTGTGTTGGTTGAACAGGTGGTTGATAAGGACCACCTACAATTCTTGGAATACCTTTTTTAAAAAAATCTCCTATCGCCATTAACTATCCTTTACTACTGCTTTCATTTGTTTTATTCCGTCCTTTGCGAGTGAAATAGAGGCTCTCATTTTAGCATGTTCGTCGTCTTGTTCTAGCTTTTCTGACGCTATTTCTCTGCTCTGAAGTAGTCTCAAAGCGTCCATATTAGCCTTTGTTTCGGCCTCTTCACGCTTTCTCATCTCTTCTTCAGCTCTTAAATCTATTTCTCGGGACTTTAATTTGACTAATGGGTCACTATCTAGTGGATTTAACACTTTTTTCTCTTCTTCTAGGTAATCACTAGTGTGTTCTGCGATTAATTGCGCTTTTCTTGCCTCAATATCTTGCGTAAGCTTCTGTTGCACCTTCTGCATCTCTTGAACTTGCGGATTTTGTTGTAACATTTGCGGATTTTGTTGCATTTGTTGCATAATTGGTGCCATTTGTTGTTGAATTTCTTTTAAATTACGTATTTCGTCCGAAAATTCTAGCTCAACTTGCTCTTGAGCCATCAAAGCGATGTGTTCTAGTATATTTTTTTGCAAAGTAGACAGTATTAACGGATTATTCATGGCAATTTTAGTCGCCATAAAGTTTAAATGTGCTTCCATGTGTGCTTTATGGTCCTGCCCAGGAAAAGCTTTGACTGTTTGGCCAGCTAAAGCTTGTATGTTTTCCATGGCAGGGTCCATAGGTTGTGGTTTTTGTGGTTTTCTTAGCAAGGTGTCTATTTCTTTTATGCCCAAAGCCTCGTACATGTCACGATATGCTTGATACATGTTGTGCATTTTAGGATTTGACATAGCAAGTTGTAGTTGTGTTTGTGCCATTTGTATTCTCTGCGTTTGTGAAAATACATTAGGGTCAGCGACCGGAACAATATCTATCTCCGGACCAAAATCTGTTTGTTTAATTTGTCTTTGTCCACCAACAATATCGTATGGATAGACTGGTGGTAGGTATTCTGCAAAGTTTTCCGCGAGCAACATAAACTCGCATTTCATAGATTGATATGCACGTTTGTGAATAGCAGACATAACCCGTGATCCACGTTCCAATAACGCCATAGTCGTGCCCACTGCAGCTCCTTGGTTGCCATCTCCTACTTGCATATCAGCAATACTTGCAAATCTTTGTCCCGCTTGTACGACCACGCCCATCAGCTGTAGTAACGTTGCATTTGGTCCTTTGAAAGGTAACGGCATGAAAGCAGAACTTAAGTCTCCACCAGGAGCATCTACATCACGGAACTCACCCGGTTGTAGTGGCTGTGCTTCATCACGAACTCTAATACCTCTTTGTTTAAATCCTGCTGGTAAGTTAGCCAAGGTCCCCGCATCGAGAAGCTGTCTTAGTGCTGCAGTTGCAGTTCGAGACAACCCACCGATCATGTGAATTAAACCAAAGCCATAGAAGCCAAGTCCTGGTAGGAACTTAAAGTGTACGAAATAATCTTTTCTCCTTCTACCTTGATCACCCTCTTCAAAGTTTCTTCTGATCGATAAAATGTCACCGCTGTCTTCGACTACAGTGACAATGTAAGGTAGTTTTAATCCTGTTGGTTCGTCTGTTTCAGGATCGAGGTCCTCGAAACCTGGAACGTCTAAATTAACATGACACTCGATTAGTGTATATAAATCACTTCCGTTTGTAGTAGATACACCATCAAGTTCATTTTTTTTATCCAACACATCATCTTGCTTTGATGCAGCTCCACCAAGTTCTATGTCTGAATAAAAACCAGATAGTTGTTGTTTTCTTAAATCATTTTCTCCAACACGAATAACGTGCATGATTGCATCTGCATCGTCTAGTGATGTTGCATTATATGGTATGACTAAATCTTCTGCTGGCACAAACTTAGAAACAGTTCTGCCCATCACTGTATCAAAATAAACTTTTTTAAATGTAGAGCCTGCTAGTGGTAGATTAAATAGCATCTGGTCAAACTCTGGTTCGTATTCTTTCATGTTTATCATCAGTTGATAATTCATGAAGTCTTTGACACGTTCTGCTTGTTGTTGTCTTTGTTCATCAACTTTACCAACAACCTGTGTTCTAACTGGTCCTGCTGCCGGTAATAATTCTTTGTACGCTAGTGCTTGAAACTGTGTGACGGCCTCTGCAAGAACTGGATGCGTTGCACCTGATGCACCTTGAAAAGGTTCTGTCCTACCTTCGTATTTAAAACCTAATAGGTCTAGCCCTTTGATGTATCCATCTTCCCAGTCTTTTCTTGAGCTTTTATAATCGTGATACTGTTGTCTAAGCTCTGATGAAATTTCATTAAGATCAGCGTCATCTAAATATTCAGCTAAGTTTGAGTTATGGTTTTGCCCATCTTCACTAGCAACCTCACGAGGATCAAAATCTATCTCTACTCCACCATCTTCTGTTTTTTTAATATCAACAGGAGGTTGTGACATCTCTTGTTTTTTAAGTTGGTCTTTTAAATTTTCTACAGCGACCTGCTCTGGTTTTAGAGAAACACTTCTTCTTGTTCTTCTAATATTTGGTAAAACTTTATCTATAGCCATTATTTAGTCCTTTGTTTAAATAGACCTGCGACACCGCCTCGTGAAAACAGGCTCATGCCCTCTCTTATTGCAGCGTCTATCATGTCTTCAGTAATTTCTGATGGGTCAACTTGCCTACCTACTTTAGTGGTCATTTGATCAGCTAAAATAGCTCTAACTTTTTCTCTTTCAATAAAGTCCTCAAACTTTCTTAGCTCAGGGTTTTTATATCCGAGTTCCTCGGGCAAAGATTCCATTTCTCTTATGGTTGGTTTATTTTCTGGTGTCGTTGGTACTCTTTCTAAATCTGTTTTAGGATCTCTAATTATGTTTTTAACTTGCTCTTGGTCCGCCATTCTATCTGCTCTTCTCATACCTGCTATTCTGTTAAACAAAATTCCAAGCAATCCCTCATCACCCATCATTTCCGCTGCTTTTTTACCTATGCCTGTGAACAAACCTTTCCTAGCTCCAACTCTACCTCCAAGAGCTTTTTTAGGTTTAAAAGGAATAATTTTTGCGTCTTGAACCATTTGCATTAACTCATCAATACTCTTGTCAAAGTTTTTAGGATCAGCCATTAAATCTTCAACAGCTTTTTG